CCAGAAAGCCCATGTGGGCGGCAAACGCAAACCGGACGGGTCCCTGTTCAAAGGGGATGCCTGGACACCGCCGAACCAGAAGCTGAAAAAAGGAGATACCTGTTTTATCACAGAGGGGATTTTCCATGCCATCGCCCTGATCCACGCCGGGCACAAGGCAGCGGCATCGATCTCCTGTTCCAATTTCTGTGACACGTTCATCACTCAAAACAAAGGCAAAGATATCACCTGGGTCCTGGCGTATGACGGCGATGTGGCCGGGCGCAAGTACATGAAAAAACACCTGCCCATGATCCGGGCCCTGGGCGAAGAGGCCAAGGTCTGTCTGCTGCCGGACGGCCGCAAAGACTGGGATGACCTGTGGGCCGAAAACCGGCTCACTGATGACCTGATCACCGAATGCTTTTACCAGGGCAAACTGTTTGCCTCAGCCACGGTGGGGGAAAAGGTCTGGCATGTGTTCTGCCGGTACCCCACCCGGCGGCGGCATGTGGTGGAGTTCGGCAATGCCATTTATTCCGCCAAAGTGGATTCCAAATTTTCCACGGAACTCCAGGAGGAGGGCGTGCTGCTGGATTCACCCGAAGGGCTGGAGCGGTTCCGGTCATCCTGCACCGTGGATATGATCTGCAATGTGGCCCCGGAATTTCTATACATAGAAAAAGATATTCTCATCAATGAGCAGCGGTACCTGTTCCGGATCCGGTACAAGAACGGGACCCCGTCCAAGCTGATGTCTGTGGACGGCACCTCTTTGGCCACGGGCGAAGCATTCAACAAATCGCTTCTCAACCAGACCAACGGGGGCCGGTACACCGGAGACAACCGGGATTTCGGGATTCTTTGCCGGCAATGGCTGGACGGCCGCATGCTGGAAGTGCAGTCCATTCCCTACATCGGATATGAAGACAACTGCAACGCCTGGATCTTTCATGACAACGCATTCCAGGCCGGCCGCAAGGTCCCGATCAATGAGCAGGGATATTTCCAGCTGGGAAAACAGGGGATCAAGTCCAGCCTGTCCGGGATTCACATGGTCACGGACGGGGAGTTTGATTCCAAATGGATCAATCAATATGTGCGGGCGTTTCATTTCCAGGGTCTGGCGGTGCTGGCGTATTTCATGGGATCCTTGTTTGCCCAGCAGATCCGCTCCAAGATGAAATCATTTCCCTTTCTGGAGTTCACCGGAGAACCCGGGGCCGGTAAATCCACGGTCCTGGAATTCTGCTGGAAGCTGTTGGGCCGGGATGATTACGAGGGGTTTGATATCATCAAGGCCACACCGGCCGGACGTCGGCGGGCGTTCTCCCAGGTGTCCAATCTGCCCATTGTCATCATCGAGTCAGACCGGGATCAGCCGGACAATGCGGAGATCAAGCGGGGAAAAAGTTTTAACTTTGAGGAGTGGAAACCGTTTTACAACGGCCGGGCCACCGGGACCCTGGGCGTGGCCTCCAGAACCAATGATGTGGACGAACAGCTGTTCAAGGCCAGTCTGGTGATTTCCCAGAACGCGGAGGTGGAAGGCGGCACGGCCCTGCTGGAACGGATCATCCACTGCCATGCCGACAAAAAACACCACGGCCCCGGCACCCTGGAGATCGCCCGGTGGTTCGAGCGCCAAAGCAGCGAGGACGTGGGCGGGTTTTTGTGGAAAGTGTTGCAGAACGAAAAAAAGATCCTGTCTGTGTTTTTCAGAGAATTCAAAAAAATGGAGCCGTTCTTTGCCGAGGGCGGGATCCGGCACCAGCGGATCATCAAAACCCATTCCCAGCTGGCGGCCCTGGCCCATGCCCTTCAGGTGATTTTTCCGGATCTTGCCAATGACACCATCCATGATTTCATCTGCTACCTGGGCAACCGCGCCCAGGCCCGGCAGGAAAAACTGGCGGCCGATCATCCCACCGTGGAAAAGTTCTGGGAAACCTTTCACTACATCAACGATGAAAAAGAAGGCGGCATGGATCTGTCCACAGATGATAGATACATCGCGGTCAGCCTGAACCATTACCGGGCCATGTGTGTGTTTCATCAACAGGAAGTGCCGGACATGTCTTTGTTGAAAAAACATCTGAGCAATTCCAAGCGATACAAGCTGGTGGATAAAAACCGGGCCGTGTGGGACCGGTTCAACAAACGCACAGTCAAGTGCTGGGTGTTTAAAAAATAATTTCAAAATAATTTTTATTGAAAGGAGAAGAAAAAAAAATGAGCACTGCTGAAAATTTAAATCTGTCGTCTGAATCTCAATCTGAATACCAGGTAGTTTATGATGAAATAAAAATGACAATTAAAGAGTGTACTGAGCAGAACAAAAAACTGGTGGACGCGCTGAAGTTTTACGCAAAGACAGACTGGCGGGACCTGACCCTGCTGGACCGGGGAGACGCCGCACGAAAACTTTTAAAGGAGGTGACCGGCCGATGATTGCAAATCCAAAAGCACCGATCATTTCAAATGACAAAAGGGTGTGTGCCAACTGCGCAAAAAATATTTACGCGCCATGGTTTGCCGACGGTTATGGATGCCGGCTGGATGTCAAAGGCATGCGCATCTGTCTGGAGAATCCGTCCCGGCCGTTTCATCAATTTAAAAAACCGGTATTTTCTGGAATCGATTATGGGGAGGAAAAATAATGGACATCACCCAAATAGGCATCACCACTTTCAGCGGCCTGGCCATTCTCCTGGTGTCATGCCAGGCCGCCCATATCCGCCGGTGGGGATACATCGCCGGGATAATAGGCCAGCCGTTCTGGTTCTGGACCGCCTGGGCAAACGGGCAGTGGGGTATCTTCCTGCTGGCGCTAGTTTACACCGGCGCATGGATCAACGGAATAAATAATTTCTGGCTTCGGCCCCGGGAAAAAAGGAGAAAAACTAATGGGTAAAAATTCAGACATTGCATGGACAGACCACACATGGAACCCCTGGCAGGGCTGCAGGAAGGTAAGCAAAGGGTGCAATAACTGTTATATGTTCCGGGATAAAAAACGATATGGCCAGGACGGATCAAATATTTATCGATCGAACAACAATACTTTTAATAAACCGCTGGCATGGAAAGAGCCGGCAATGGTGTTCACCTGCAGCTGGTCTGATTTCTTTATCCAAGAGGCGGATGGCTGGCGGGCGGAAGCCTGGGAAATCATCAAGCAAACACCGCACTTGTCATATCAGATTCTGACCAAGCGGCCGGAGCGGATCCGGGAATGTCTGCCGGCGGAATGGCCTTTGGAAAATGTCTGGCTGGGCGTCAGTGCTGAAGACCAGGAACAAGCTGATATCAGGGTGCCGACTTTGTTGAAAATACCAGCATCAATCCGGTTTGTCAGTGTTGAGCCCATGCTTGGATATGTAGATCTGAGAGAATATATCATGCTTACTGAAGACAATGGCGGATATGACTTTTTTGAAAAAAACGGCTGGGGATATGATGACTGGTCAGGCGGATTTTTGGAGGGTGATTCTACTTATCAGCCCGGTCCCGGGGTACATTGGGTTATTTGCGGAGGTGAGTCAGGGGGCGGATGCCGACCAATAGACCCGGTTTTTGCCAATGATCTGAAAAAACAATGCTTTTCAGCCGGTATTTCATTTTTCATGAAACAGATGTCCGGGGCAACCAAAACCGCACTGTTGAACATACCTGATTCTTTAAATGTAAGGGAGTTCCCAACAAAAACAAACCAACTGCCATTTTAAAAAAGGCAGGACCTGAAGGAGGAGACAGATGTGTGATTGCATTATAAATTTGGAAGCAAGGCTTCATGAAAAAATTTCAAATCAAACGTTTCGCAAACCTTTTGAGAAGGTTGAAATTGAAGTGGGGTTTTTCATGACTGGAAACAAAATGGAGACAAGAACCTACAGCCGGGCGGTGATAAGTTTGCGAGGGCAGAAAAAAAAAGAAAGTGTAAACATTCTCCATTCTTTCTGCCCGTTTTGTGGTGAAAAAACAATCAAGGATGCGGAGGTGCCTGAATGAAAAATGTCCATATAGCCACAAGTCCGTTGACCGGCACTATCTTTTGCGGGACTGTTTTGAAAGATGGAAGAACCTGGGGTGCAAACAAAAAAGACCCGCTTTTTTATAATCAGATGGTCGGTCCGGCCCTGGAAAAAGATCAATACACCCTTGCGTGTTACCAGCAGCGACAGCGTGACATCGAACAGATGCACCGCAAGGTGGCGGTCAAGACGGATCAGCTATGACGGTAGTCGGCCTTATCTTCGGAAACGGGGGTGTCTAATGAGTGGCAAAGATTGTGACTGCGGGTTATGCCGGCCAGATCAGAATAAAAACCCTCACCCAAAATGGGGATATGATCTCAATGCCGTGCCGTGGCACCCTTGCTTGATATGCGGAGAACCTATCGGCCAGGAACCATATTTTGAATTCACGGCCTGGGCCAGGTTCGGGCAGATGTTTTTGATCCATGATAGATGCCGCCGGTAAAAAATAAACACCAAGGAGAATCAACTTATGAAAAAGACTGAATACAAGCCAGTGACCCTGCCTGACGCTGGCCTACCACCTATCCTGGATGCATGTTGCGGAAGCCGCATGATGTGGTTTGATCGTGGGAATCATGATGTTTTGTATGTCGATAATAGACAGGAAACAGTGGAGGTAAGAGATCGATCTCACGGGAGGATAGACGGGACCCGCAAGGTTGTAATAGACCCGGATGAGTTGGTGGATTTTCGGAACATGCCCTACCCTGATGAATCGTTTCGGCTCGTTGTTTTTGATCCTCCGCATCTTATACGCGCAGGCCCAAAAAGCTGGTTGGCTGCGAAGTACGGAAAGTTGGGACATGAGTGGAAAAATGATTTAGCGCGAGGCTTCGATGAATGCTTCCGTGTACTGAAACATGAGGGTGTATTGGTCTTCAAGTGGAATGAGACGCAAGTACCAGTCGCAGATGTTCTATCAGTGGCCACGCACCCTCCACTGTTCGGGCACCGCAGCGGCCGCAAGGCGATGACTCACTGGTATATATTCATGAAGCCCAAAATAACAGAGATAGGAATAAAAAAATGAAAACCTTAAGCATAAGACAACCCTGGGCCAGCATGATTATCAACGGGCCGAAGCCTGTTGAAAACAGAACGTGGAAGAGCAACTACAAGGGAAGGCTGTTGATACATGCATCAAAAAAATATGACTATGACGGGGAGTTCTGGATAATGCAAAATTTCCCATACAGCAAGGAGATGTCAGATATTCTTCTAAAAGCAAGAAAATTAAGAGGGGGGATTATCGGCGCTGTCACCATGACAGACTGCGTTGAGGATCACCCGTCAGAATGGTTTTCAGGTCCATACGCTTTTGTTTTTGATTCGCCTGTTGAATATCCTTTTATCAAATGCAACGGACATCTTGGTTTTTTTGAAATGTTTATTGATTGGCCAAGACAGATGGGGAAATCACATTTGATGGGGACAAAAGAATTATTTAAAAACCGGTTAAGTTAATTTTTTAATTGACAGAACACACCAAGATATATAATTCTCCCATCCAGGGAGAATGTATGAAAGGGACAGTCCTGGCCTATAAGGGCTCATGGTTTGTCCGGTGGTACGATTCTGCCAGAAAGCGGGATGTCAAGATATACCATTACAAAGGTATCAAGCTTGAATCCCGCCGGATGGCGGAAAAGCTGCTGGCCACCATGCAGTCTGATTATGAAAACGGCACCTTTTATCTGGATAAATATCTGAAAAAAGGTTTTTCCGATGTCATCCCGTTCATTGAATCATGGTTGAAGAATGCTGAAGATCTGAGCCCGGCGACTTATAAAGGATATAGATCTTACGTCAAAAACCATATCCGCCCTTTTTTTGAACAACACAGCCAACTGTCCCTTCCCGATGTCCAGCTGGATATCCTTGAACGGCTGCGCAGGGATCTTAAAGCCAAAGGGCTTTCCCCAAAAACGCAAATAAATATCATGTACTGCATGCACCTGATCCTGGACGAAGCCAAGAGGGCAAGAAAAATTAATACTGTGCCATCGTTCCCAAGGAAAAAAAAATATCAGCACAGCCGCCCGGTTATAAAATGGCTGCCTGAATCCAGGCAGCTGCACATCATTGAACAGATCCCAGAAGACCACCAGCCGATTTTTTACTTTTTGAAATATCATCTTCGCCGACCGGCGGAGGCCTGTGCCATCCAGAAACAGGATTACCAGGACGGAGTTTTCACCATATGCAGATCCATCTCAGCCAGAAAAATCCAGTCCAAAACAAAAACAGGAGAGATCCATACCATCCCGTGTCATCCTGATTTTGAACCATATCTTGAGATCGAATCGATCAAACAAAAGCGTCACAGGATACTGTCACCATTTCTGTTTGTGAATCCACTTGCCCGGCAACCAGGCAAAAGATACACAGGGGAGGCACTGAATATCATCTGGAAAAAAGCATGTGATGCAGCAGGGGAAAACATTGATTTGTATTCCGGATTAAAGCACAGCTCATGCAGTCAGTATATCAATGAAAAAGGTCTGTCAGAATCTGAGTTACAGATTATCACAGACCATGCACGGATTGATTCTGTCCGAGCTTATGCCAGAACTGAAGTGAAACAGAAACGCGACCTGATGTCACGAACCATCCAAAACTATCCAATATCCAAAAACAGAAACGATAAGTAACTGAAATAACAAAAGATTATTATCATATGCTTTGGTTCGATTCCCATGCACTTCCGCCATTTTTTCTAATAAAATCAAATAATTATAATTTCGCTTTTCCATCCAAAACCATCCAAAAGGTTTTCAAAAGGCAGACGGTCTGCCGGGCAGCCTGGCCACTATATAATGATGCGGTGGCCATGTTCCAGAAATTGATTTTCTCGTTAACCTCCATCCAAAAAGATTGAACCCCAGATGAATCAATTACCTTTTTGAGAGACAAAAAAACAGAGGTTAACATCCGGGCTGTCTGCACGGCGGCTTTTCAAAGCCATAACTATATAATATAACAGGGGATAATTATTAATGTGTCACGTGCGTGTGTGCGCGCGTACCTGGAACAAACTCTGGGTAGGTTTACAAAAAAAAAAAAAGGTAATTTGGTAATAATGGTCAAAAACATAAACTATATTCAATAATATCAATACTTTATTCCATTACCACTAAGGGTTAGGTCTGGTAATTAAATTACCTTTTCATTCAACTTTTTTCCTTTATTTTCCTAACCACATAAGTATCTGTAATTATTTAATATTCAAAAATGTACATACCTCATATAACCTTGAAATTACCTTTCAATTTATGGCCAAAAACAAGCCTATCCCTGTTGTATCGTGCATATCCATTTTATGAATCAGATTCATTACCAACTTACCTTTGCGTTTCGTTGTTTACCTACCCAGAGTTTCACATTAACATCAAATCTTGTTAACCCCATACAAAAAAATTGACATTGATCATGGTCATATATAATACTGGGTTGACCAATTAATTTAACTGTAAAGTGGGGGGAATAAAGATGAAAATAGACATCCAGGATGAAACCATTGAACGCCTCCAGGATTTGATTGACCAGCAGCGGATGTCTGGCTCACCGGTAAATATTAAAAATCCACCAGCTATGATCCAATATATTTTGACCTCTGTTGTCAAAGGAGTGGTGGATCATGGATCACGGGAACGGGTCCTGCTTGAAATTATGGGGCTTGTTCCCAATGCTGCGGTGGGGGATTCATACGGCACCATTAGTGAAACCCCTGCCAAAATAAAAATGCGCAAACGTTTCTGGGATACATATGCTGATCTTATGGGAAAAGACTCTAACCCAGAAAGCATTGATTATTCAAATGATGACAAGCTTATTATGATCAACCTCCATCATTTCAACACCAAGTGTCTGGCAAACAGCATCAAGCCATTTTTTCTAAATAATTTAAAACATGCATTAAGGGCCAGCAAAGATCCTTTGTTTTTGGAAAGCAATCGGGCTGTCTGGAGTCCTTATTTGAAAAAGACGGTCAGGTGCTGGGTGTTTGAGAAAAATAAAGATTTGACAAAGTTAACTTAACCATAGTACAAACACACTTGCCGGGGCAGATTCCCCGGCCCGGTTTAGACGCCGGACAGATCCGAGGCGCAGGCAGCGCCGGAACATCGGCGCTTTTTGTCTGTGTGCGGTCCGTGTTACAATCCCATTTGCGGGCCGGGTCTGGGGGCCTTCGGGTCCACCGGTTTTCCTTGGATGCCGGCGTCTAACCGGATCCGGCCCGCTTTTTGTCTTTAGACGGACATCGGCGGGTCATAACCCATATCCAAGGAGACAAGACCCATGACCACGATTATCGATTTTCCCGTCACAGATTCCCGCGCATCCCTTCGCACCCGCAAGCCGTCCACCATCCCGGCCGTGACCGGCATCGCTTCGGGCTCCCAGATGGAAACCATCCTGATCCGGCTGTTGGAGATCGAGCGCATGAGCGCCCGGGCTTTCAGCCTGGTGGACGGATATATCCACGGGGCCCATACCGCGGCCCAGGTGATGACCCGCCAGGGATGACTTAGGACCCAGGGTATCCAGGGGAACATGTCAGCCCGGGGACATCCGGTCAAAGATCTTTTTTTGTTCCATGCGGGAGCCGTGCCGGATCCGGTCCAGCACCGGGGCCGGAATGTCTAAGGCAGACGGGGACAGGGTGTGGGAAAACGCCAGGGTCATGACAAAGGAATGGCCGCAGTCTGGATTGTTGCAGGAACAGTACAGTTTTTTCACTGCATCTGATTCCGCCGCACTGGACTGGATGGTGGCAACGGACCCGCACCGGTTGCATGTGATTCTGACGGCCATCCTTTTTTTAGGTCTCCTTGTCTGTTATACCGGGTCCGGCGGATCATCAAAAGAGATCCACAGCCGGCCGGGCAGATGGTCATTTATCTGCATGAGGTACCGCCGCAGCGGCACGATCTCGTTTTTCTCATACACCTGATCTGCCTTGGTCATGTCCCCATACCCGCCCCGGGCCTCTGCCGGAACGATCGATGCCAGGGCCGGCGGGATCCGGTGTGCCGCGATGATGTCGTCTCTGGAGATGTTCTTGATCTTTTCCAGCTCATCCTTGGTGGAGAAGTCTCCCACCGGAATGATCTGAACGTCTTTTTCCCGGCCGTTGGGAATGTGCAGAAACAGGTTCCGGAAATTGCCCAGCTTCTTGGCGGATTTGACCGCATCCCGGATCGCGTTTTTCTCCGGATCCCCCAGGTTCGCGGCGGCCGAATAAAAGATATATCCCACATGGGCACCGTTCAGATAATACCGGCGCCTGAACAGGGTGGCATCTTCATTGAGCAGCATGGACTGGATGGCGCCCAGGTACGAGGGGATACCATATATGGTCTGGGACACATCATAGTTTTTGATGTGCAGCACCTCCCCCGGGTCAAAGTCGGTGCGGTGCCCTTTGATATGCCCGTCCGGATTGAGCATGCAGTACCGGTTCGGCTCTTTCATCCGGCGCATGTTGATGGCCGGCAAATGCCGCAGTTCCACCACTTCCCCCAGGCGGTTTCTGATTTTCTGGAAATACGCATTCATGAACGTGACAAAGTCCGTGACAAACGGCAGCAGCACAGACAGCGGCACAGCCGGTGAAGGGTTGCACGCCCGCAAAATCATATTGACCTTGAATTCCAAAAGCGGGGCATGGTAGGCATTGGCACCCCGCAGCCGGGCCAGGCCGGGCAAAGACACCGGGGTGGAATAGTAGGTGCCGTTATCCAGCAGCCAGACGCCTAGGTATTCAGTCAGCTGCCGGTCCAGGACCGGTTCCGGATCACCGAAAGTGAATAACCCGGCATCGGCGGCCGGGCTGTCAGCAGGGGCGGTTTTCTCTGTTTTCTTTGTCATTTGTCTACCTCTTTTTTAATGTTATCAGTGATAAGTAAAATGGTTACAGGCACTCCACGGTGGCGCCGGCGGCCTGGTCGTGGCTGATGGGCTCGTTGGCCAGGGCGTGCATGATGGCCCATGCCACATCGGCATGCCCCGTGGTGTTGGTCCGGTTGGCAGCATAGGTGATCTGTCCCCCCGGGGTCATGATTTTGCGGATGGTCAAAAACGCATGTGCGATAGTGGTTTCTGACGCATCCCACTGGATCCGTTTGGCTTCGATCACCTCATGGGCCTTGAGTACCATATGGCTTTTGTTGGACACGGAATAATGAATCGGTGTGACCTGGGGATAAAAGTTTTTCACATTCTCGTACACCCCCACACCCGGCCCTGTGATATCGATGCCGATGTATGCAAAATTGTACTGGTCGCACAGCTTTTTGATTTCAGCCGCCTGCCAGGTGAAACTTTTGTCCACCCATTTTTCTCTTCTGATCACCCGGAACCGGTCCCCTTTTTTGAGCGGGGGCAAAAGGATCACAAACGAGGCATCGTCCCTGGTGCGGGAAGGATCATACCCGCCCCACACCGGGCGGTTGCCTGCCGGGCGCGGGGCTGAATGATCGATGTCCGTCCACAGGCTGGTGTCTGTCTGGCAGTCCTCCAGATCGGCAAACCGGAATACGCCGAAGGTGTCATCCACAAACAGGCACATGAACAAATTGTCAAACTCCGACGGGCTGTATTCGTTTTTCAGATCATGCAGGTCAAACAGGTTGCACCCGCCGGCAATGGCATCCTTGATGGTGATGATCTTGCGGAACACATTGTCCGGGCACAAAATCCCGGACTGCATCTGCTTGAACCCGGGGAACTCCACCCGCTTTTTTTTGAACCGCTGGTTGTACCGGTCCCCGGTCCACAAATCATAGGCTTCATGGGTCACGGCCGACGGGGTGGACATCAGGGTTTTGGTCCACTTTTTATGCGTGGCCATGCCCGAGGCCACCTTATATAGATTGTTGAATCCCTGTATCCAGAAAAACTCATCTATGATCACATCCCCGGTATAGGACTGGGCCGACTTGGAATTGTTGGAAAGAAAGTGCAGTTCTGCCGGGCCTTTGGCCGTGTTCAATATGATGGGGTTCCCGGTCAGGTCAATGTCAAAATGCTGCCTTGCGCAGGAAACAATATACCGGCGGAACACTTCGGCCTGGGCCCGGGTGGCGGACAGAAATATTTTATTGCGCCCTTCCAGGGTGGCATCTTCAAACGCTTCCTGGGCAATGTACCAGGTGGCACCGATCTGCCTGGATTTGAGCAGCATGCGCACCCGCTGGCGCCGGGCTTCCCGCAGGGCCAGCTGATATTCAAAATAGGCGTGGTGCAGCTTTTCCTTGAAATCATCCGCCGTGATCCGGGAGACGTCGTTTTTCCTTTTTTTCCCTTTTGTTTTTTTCTTTGCCTTGCCGCCGGACCCCGGGCCGCCGGTGCCGGACCCGGCATCCCACTGGCCATTGTTCCCGGCCCGGGAACTGGCCTGGGTGTCGATCAAGGCGGCCCGGGCATTGCGCAGTTTGACCAGGGACCCGGTCAGGGTTTCCATTTCCGCGATATCGATTTTGGTTTTGGGATCTTTTTCCGCCAGCACAGCCAGGCGCCGGGCAAAGGATTCTTCAATGGTTTCATCGGACAAGAGATCATCCCATTCCCCTTTGGTCCGCCAGTCGTAAATGGTGCGCAAGGGAACCCCCAGCACATCCGCTATTTCTTTGGGTTTGTGCCGGCGCAGGTAAAGCCGTTTGGATGCGTCCTGGATTTCCTGGGGATACTGTTTCAAGCCCTGTCCTTTGCATATACAATCAGATTGTTTTTTCCATAATATCAATAATATCCATACATTTTGTGCATTTTCTTTCCGATAACGCGAAAATCGGAAAATTTTTCATGTACAAGTCAAAAAATGTCTTTTATGGTGAAAATATATTTAGTCATTTGTACATGCAAAGGAGATCTCACATGCCGGCATCACTTGTCACCGATTGGAAACGCATCGCCCAGTCCGGACCCACTGTGGACGGAAGAAACATCGAACCCCAGTGGCTGCTGGATATGGCGGAAACCTATGACCCGGATGTGTACACGGCCAAACTGTGGCTGGATCACATGCGGTATGCATCCTATGGATCTGTCCGGGCGCTCAAAGCGGAAAAAGATGGAGACATTGTCCGGCTGTTCGCAAGGATCAGCCCCTCCCGTTCCCTGTTGCAGATGAACCAGGTGTGGGAGGAGTACCTGCATTTTTCCATTGAACCCACGGAGAATTTCGCCGAGACGGGCAAGTGCTATCTCACGGGCCTGGGCATGACTGACATGCCGGCATCTCTGGGCACGGAAGAAATGCGGTTTGCCACGGTGCCGGGCCGGACCTTCACGGCCCGGTACCCGGGCGAACCGGTGCCCGATCTCCGGGACATGGAAGATGACAATCAAATGGATCACTTTGGCCGCAAACTGGCCCGGTGGCTTTTCCGGCTCCAGGAGCCGGGCAACCCGGACAATCCGGACAAACAAGAGGAGCAAACACCCATGGACGAAAAACAGTTCAACACATTGACCCAGACCCTTGAGGCCACCCAGGCAGCCGTGACCGAGCTGGCCGGTAAGATCGAATCTTTTTCCGCGGTACCGCCCGCAGCAGCTCCGGCCCCTGCAGGTGATTCTGCCCCGGCAGCAGACCCCGCCCCGGTGGATGACGGCAAAGAATTCACTGAATTGAAATCAGCCCTGGAAACCCTGACCACCCAGTTCAAAACCCTGGTGGACCGCCTGGAAGCGGCCAACCCCGGTACACAGTTTGGTGATACAACCGGCGCCGCCGGTGACCAGGACGAACTTTTATAACCCTTAGCCGGCGCCGCAACCGGCCTGGCCCTTTGAACAGGTAATTTTTTTACAGGAGAAACAAACAATGAGAACCATCACCAGAAAACTTTTTGACCAGATGACGGGCCGGATTGCAAAAACCTACGGTGTGAACACGGTCGGACAGACATTTTCCGCCACCCCGGAAGTGGAACAGCGGCTCCAGGACAAAATCGTTGAGCAGGAAGATCTGCTTCAGCGCATCAATGTGATCATGGTGGATGAGATGGAAGGCCAGAACATTCTTGGCAGCGCATCCGGACCCGCCTCCGGCCGGACCGACACCACGGTGGACGGCCAGGAACGGACCCCCAGGGACCTGCTGGGCCTGGATACTTTCACATACAAACTCTATCAGACCAACTCTGATGTGTATATGCGGTATGCCACCATGGATGCCTGGGCCAAGTTCCCGGATCTGGCCGACCGGTATGCCAGGTATGTGCAGAAACGCATTGCCAACGACCGGGTGATCATCGGGTGGTATGGCGAGTCTGCTGCAGCAGATACCGACCTTGTTACCAACCCGCTCATGCAGGATGTCAACGAAGGCTGGATGCAGTACATGCGGGACAACAAAGCGGCCAACATTCTCACCGAAGGCGGCACAGTCAATGAAATCCACATCGGCGAGGGCGGCGATTACGTGAACCTGGATCATGCCGTGTCTGACCTGTTGGAAGGCATTCCCCAGTATCTGCGCACCGGCCTGATCGCTTTGATCGGATCCGATCTGGTGGGCCGGGAAAAATCCGCCCTGTACCAGGCCCTGGGTCTCAAACCCACGGAAAAAACACTGGCCACGGCATCCCTGACCTTTTTCGGCGGCCTGCCCTGGGAAACCCCCAACAACTTTCCTTCCCGCGGACTGGTCATCACCAGTCTGGATAACCTGTCCATTTATGTGCAGTCAGGATCATGGCGCCGGCGCATCAAAGACAAACCGGAAAAAGACCGGGTAGAGGACTACAACTCCAGAAACGAAGGTTATGTGGTCGAGACCCCGGAAAAATTTGTGGGCGTCGAGTTTGACAATGTCAAGCTGCTGGCTGCGGATGGCGAGACCTGGGAATAAACAACAGGGCTGACAACCCGTGACAGGAGGTAGTCAACATGAGTTTAATGAAGAAATTTCAGCAACGCCACGCCGGCGGTGCTGATAAAAAATCCGGCCCTGAAAAAAAATCCGGTACCGGACGGGCCGTGAGATCCCTGCCCGCTTCCGGCATCGGACGGCAGCAGGCCCTGGCCAAGATCGATGCCGAGCTGGCAGCCGACCTGGCCGGGCTCAAGGCCATCAAGAGCATCAAACAGAAAGAGGCGGAAAAGCAGGCCCACCTGGTGCCCAAGTATATGCCGGTGGTCCAGACCCTGAAAGCGGCCGGGTCCAGTCATCCGCTCCTGGGCCAGATACTGGTCTGGCTGTTTGACATCAAGGACATCCCCGGTGCCATGGATCTGGCGCTGTACTGCCTGGACCATGACGTGCCCATGCCCGAAAGGTTCAAGCGGGATTTGCCCACGTTTCTGGCCGGCACGGTCCTGGAATGGGCCGAAGCTGAGCAGGAAGCCGGCCGGACCCCGGAACCCTACCTGACAGACATGATGGACATGTCCAGGGAATGGGACCTGCCCGACCCTATCCGGGCCGGGTTTTACCGGGTCAAGGGGTTGATGGCCATGGAAAAAGAAGATCACACCGCGGCTGTGGCAGCCCTTGAGACTGCCATGGAATATGGCGCTAAAGTCAAAACTGCTTTGTCTGCGGCGGAAAAGAAACTGGAAAGCCAGGCGCCCGCCCCAGACAAAGCGTAACCAGCTCCACCGCCCGCCGACCCGATCCCGCCGGATCCGGCTGCGATTGATCGCCATCCGGTTTCCGGCCGGGAGGCGGGCCCACCCATAACCCCAGGCACAAGGATGAGATGACGTGAGTTTCACCGGATTTTCAGACCAGATCGATCCAGATACAGTGATCACCAATGCGCCTTTTTTCCCGGACCTGAACCTGCACGAATTTGCAGAGTCCTACCGGATCCCGGCCGCGTACCGGGAAACCATGGTCACAGACCGCCTGATCCTGTCCATGGCATGGGCCAATGCGGCCCTGTCCTATTTTCGGAAAACCCATGTGGATGCCGGCACCGCAGCCCTCACAGACATTGTTGTAGATGCAAACGAGCAGATCGGGGATATCCATCCCCTGGAAGTGCTGTATAAACGTGCCGTGTTCTGCCGGGCCAAGGCATTGCTTTTGGCAGATTTTGCCACAGTGATGCGGAAAAACGATGCGTCCACCCGGTCAAAAGGAGAGGTGGTGGAATCCGAAGAGACTGCTGACCGGTGGTATGAGTTTGCCGCCGATGCCATTGCCGCTCTCCAGGGGAATCTGACCATCCATGCGGAGGCGTTGTAATGCAGAAACTTTCCGCCCTTTCCGCCCATATCGCTGCCCTGCCCGGCATTGCCAGAGACAACATGGAAGCGTTTGCAGATCTGGGCAAACTGGTGCCCACCGGCAAGGACCTGGGCAACGGCATCGAGATCGGCCGGTTCAAGTATGATGCCGTGATCGGGATCGAGCAGTGCCCGGCGGTCCTGGCTTCTTTGCTGTTGTCTTCTGTGATGGTGTGGCTGGCAGTCAATGATCCGGACCGGGATTTGCTGGGACTGACAGATCCGGAAGTGGATGTCACCATCCATGATGAACAATATGTGTATGTGCAACTGAATATTGAATTTGACGAAGCCCTGGGACTGGTACCGGATACTTCCGGAGATATTTTATGGGACGGCCGACGCTGGAGCGTGTCTGATATCGGCATCGATGTGGCGGAGGTCCTGGAAAAACTGGATAAAAAAGATGGCACTGCCTGATATCGGCATAGACATTGACACGGATCCGGCATCCACGCTGCGGCTGATGGATCAGATCGATGTGTTGACCATGGATCCGAGAAGACGCCGCCTGCTCATGCGCAAGATCGGTAAGTCCGTGATCCAGGATGCCCGGCTGAACATCAAAAAGCAGCAGACCGTGACCGGCAAAAAGATGGCACCCCGGGCCAAAAAGCGGGTGAGAAGAAAACTGCTCAGCAAGATGGGTAAAGGCCTGGTCACAAAATTTACGCCGGACAACCGGGAAGGCGTGGTGACCTGGAAGAACCCGGGCCATGCCATGGTGGCATCCAGGCATCAACATGGGGTCCCGGAATCGTTTGGATCGGTCAAGGCAAAAAAAGCGTATGGCACCCCGGATTACAAAAAGCCGGCCACGCCCCGGCAGGCAGCCTCATTGATCAAGGAGGGCTACCGGGCCAGGGTGGCCAGAAAGCGGGGCAAAGGCAAGGCCGTGCTCAAGCGGGTGTCAAAGAAATGGATCCAGGACAATCTGACCCTGGGTCAGGCCGGCCTGATCCTGCGGCTGATGCGCACCGGAAAAACCAACGGCCCCCAGCGGTGGACCATCGAGGTGCCGGAACGGCCCTTTCTGGGTGTCACCCCAAAAGATGCAAACGTTTATTTGACTGCAATGGCCACCCAGGCCCTGCAGGAACTGAGAAAAGCTTAATATAAGGAGAGTCGATCATGTCTCTTGGTACTGTACAAATCAACCGCCTGAACCTGGTTCAGGGGGCACTGCCTGAAATCGAACGCCATTTTCTGTTTGTGGGGGAAGGCACTGAAAACGTCGGCAGCGTGGTTGCCGTGGGTGTTGAAACCGACCTGGACGATCTGCTGGGAGAAGCGGATTCCGTATTGAAAACCCAGGTGGAAGCGGCCCGGCTCAATGCCGGCCAGAATTTTTCCGCGTCGGTGATGGAAGTGGATGTGGATGCTTCTTTGGAAACGGCCATTGATTACATGGACGCGGCCATGGAGATCACATCCTGCGAAGGCATTGTGATGGTGGAACCGGTGTCATCTGCCGCAGATCTGGAATCCATGCATGCGGAAGCCGCGTCTATTTTATCAAAATACATGCGCCCGGTGTTCTTTATCGCATCGGTCCGGGGGATTGATGCGGTGACAGAAACGTGGGCCGCCTATATTGCCGCCATCACCCCCATCACCACTGATGTGGCAGCGGACCGGGTGTGTGTGGTGCCGTATCTGTGGGATCATGCCGTGGGAGCGTTTGCCGGACGGCTGTGCAACCGGGCCGTGACTGTGGCAGATACCCCCATGCGCGTGGCCACCGGCCCCATGCTGGGGGAATGGTCGGACCGGCCGTCAGACATGGACGGAAACGGCTTGACCATGGCCCATCTGGCGCAACTGGATGCGGCCCGGTTTTCTGTCCCGCAGTGGTATCCGGATTATCCGGGCACTTACTGGGGAGACGGCAACATGCTGGATATCCCGGGTGGTGATTACCAGGTGGTGGAAAACCTGCGGGTGGTTCAAAAAGCCATGCGCCGGGTGTATCCCCTGGCGGTTGCCCGCATCGGTGACCGGCGGCTGAATTCCACCCCGCCTTCCCTGGCGGAGAATAAAGCCTATTTTATGCGGCCGCTGCGGGCCATGGCCAAGAGCGTGACCATTCTGGGGCTGACATTCCCCGGGGAGATCCATCCGCCCACAGATGACGCGATTGAAATTGTATGGCTGGACAAAACCACGGTGGAAATTTATCTGATGGTCCGGCCGTATAACTGTCCCAAGGACATCACCGTGAACCTGGCCCTGGACCTGTCCACTGAATAGGCCGGCAATATCAAGGAGACATGACAAATGAAACGAGTCAGCAGCAGCAGCTTTACATTTACCCTGGGGGATTTCAAACTCCGGGCGGAAAAAGCGTCCCTGTCCATTGAAGACACCCGCAAGGCGGTCAAAGACCAGGGCATACCCAATGGCTACATTGACGGCGAGGTATCCGCCACCGGAGAAATTGAACTGGATGCCGCGGCCATGGGCATCCTGTCAGAAGAGGCCAATCGGACCGGGTCATGGCAGGATATTGAACCGGCGGACCTGATGTTTTACGCCAAGGGCACATCCGAGGAGGAAAAGATCGAGGCGTTCGGATGCCTGCTCAACCTGTCCGATGTGGCGGAATATGACCCCACCAGTGACAGCAAGGCCATCACAAAAATTTCCTTTGAGGTCACCAGCCCGGATTTTGTGCGCATCAACGGCACGCCGTATCTGTCCCAGGAGCGGACAGATCCCCTGGTGCAGTAGCCTATCAACACAGAGACAGGAGCATAGCAAATGCCTGAAGTCAACAGAGTGATCAGAGATACCAGCGGGGTCCCGGTCGGCATGGCACCCCTGGGGATTGCCACAGTGGAAAAGGATCTGCCGATCCCGCACCGGGCCGTGCGGAGCGACCAGGATCTGGTGGTGTATTTTAATGATGATACCGAAACCACATGGACGTTTGAATCCGGTGAAATTATCGCCGTCAGCCCGGCAATGAGGCTGGCCGTTTCTGCGGTGTGTCTTGTTTATTAAGGAGGAGCAACATGGATAATTTATTAATACCCGGCGGCATCGGCATATCCCGCCGCAGGGCGGACGGCCGGTATGCATCGGATAAAAAGACAGATATACGCTGGCAATACGGAACCGGCCTGGTGTTTATCCATGATCTGTTTTATACCCCGGCCGTATTTTCTGAAGAAAGAACCTGCACATTCACAACGCGGATGTCCGGCGGCGCCACGGCTGAACCCGGCAATGAATATGTGGCAAAAAACATCGACCTGGGCGCGGATGACGCGGACAAATCCCTGGTCATCCGGCGGGATGATACCGCCATGGTGTTGGCTGTTTTTTTTCGGGACGCGGATCATGTGGAATGGACTGCGGTGCCATGGTCGTGGGAGCTGGCAGCGGCTGCTCCGTATCCGGCCGGACTGCTGGATGTGGAATATGTGATCCCGGCCCGGGGGGCGTTTGATTTGAAAATCACTGTATCCGGAGTAGCCGGGTATCTGGATCAGCTGATGCTGGCGAATCAGGCCCTGGACATCGGCGGATATCACCATCCCCCTGAAACCCCGTCGAATGTAAGCCCGGAAGATGGGGCGGATTATGTGCACGATATGCCCACCCTGGAGGGCGGGGCGTATTCGCATGTGCTGGGTACCAGCCAGGCCGGTATGCAGATACAGATTTTTTATGACGCGGCCCTGGAGAACCTGGCCCATGATTCCGATGTGCAGCCGGCGGGCGTATCTTATTCAGTGCCGGATACCGTGCTGTATGATTCTTCCGAGTATTACTGGCGAATCCGGTACCGGGACGCGGAAGGTTCCTGGTCAGAGTGGTCCGCGGCAACAAGCTTTGCTACGGTCGCAGAAGAGTATATCAATGCACCGTCAAATACCTACCCGGCCCAGGGGGCCACGGACATTCCGGAGCAACCCACCCTGACCGCTTCCGCATTCAGCACCGGCGGATTTGACGATGGGTACGAGCCCACAGAAACCCATGCCGCCTCCCAGTGGCAGATCCGGGCGTCCGGGGGGGACTATGTTGTGCCGGCGTATGATTCCGGCGAGGTGGCAGACCTGACCAGCCACCAGGTGCCGGAAGGTGTGCTGCAGGACGGGGAGTCCGGGTATTTTTTCAGGGTCAGGTATAAAGGGGATACCCTGGGTTACTCTGACTGGTCGGCAGAAACGGCATTTACCACCAAGGCATCCTTTGCCACCATTATCGGTGTGGCCCTGGTGTCCACCGGTGGCGGCGCCGGCAGCTGGCAGCATGTGGACAAAGACGGCAACAATATCACCCCGGATGCCGCGTATTTTCAAAATCATCCCACATATGCCGGTATTGAGGATGTGGTGATCGACGGCAACGACATGGTGAAATATCCAAAATTTTACTACAAGGTTGGCCCGGCACCGGCCGGATCCGATCAGGCCGGCAAGACATGCCGGTGGATGAGCGACCAGCCCTTTGACGGGTTTGATGTGTACCCCGCTTTTTTTGATGCCGGGGTGGAGATCGATCAGTTCTGGGCCGGGGCTTATGAGGCATCCGATGACGGCGGGACCATGGTCAAGTCTGTGGCGGGGGCGCTCCCACTGGCGTCCACCAGCTTCAATGATTTTCTGACCAAATGCGCGGCCAGAAATACCGGCGGGGTGGACGGGTTCCATAATATCGATGTGTACGAGCTGGGCGCGGTGCAGTATCTGGGCCTGATCAAGCTGGGAACCCCGGATGTCCAGTCGGTCATCGGCGGGGATAATAATACCGGTGCCGTCCAGAATACCGGCGTGTCATCTGATACCCTGCTGAATCTGCGTCAGTTCTGGTCTAACGTTTTCATGTTTGTGGATGGCTTGAAACTGGAAATCAACGGGGACCTGAAGATATTCGACAACCAGGGCAACGGCACGTATGTCACCATCGCAACTGGCTTGACCGGAGACATGGCCGGATATCCGGTCACGCTGCTTGAAAACGAGGGAGCTGGCTTTGACTGCAAAGCGTTGTTTCTGGCCGCAGCAGTTGACGGCACATATGGCAACGGCACACTGGCGGATTACCAACGGTTTTATCAGCCCGGTGATGCGGTCCGGATCGCCAGACACGGCGGCTACTGGCTTGAGAACGCGAGCTATGGTCTTTTCTTCATGGACTTGTACGTCACGGCCACGCACTCGAGCTCGAGCAGCGGCTCCCGCCTGGCAAAAAAGTGATCTGCTGTCTGAATACTGAATCCTGATTACGCCGCGGTAGCGGCGGGAAAAGGCAACGAAATGAAAGACCTTTTGATACTGACCAAAATAGAGGAACTGGATGCATATTCACACATTGTGATGATCCAGTTCCCCAAAAAAGAACAGTTTGTTCTATGCGCCAGCATCAGAAACACTTTGACTGAAATAATTAAACTGACAGTCCGTGCCGGCAAAAAGTATTACAAGAAAACCACGCTTGAAAACCTGGATATTGAAATTGAATATCTAAGGTCTTTGATCCGGAAAACGCACCGACTCAAATATATCAACACCAAACGGTATGAGGTATGGATCCGCCACGTCAATGAAATCGGAAGGATGACCGGCGGCTGGATAAACACAATGAACAACGGGTAATTGCTTAGAACGGCGGCAACTGGAATGAGAACGCGAACTATGGTCTTTTCTACATGAACTTGAACAACACGGCCACGAACACGAACTCGAACAACGGCTCCCGCCTGGCAAGTCATTATAAAGCCAGAAGGCGTGTCCCCAAGGGGCCGCGTCCAGTGCAAATTATTTGGGGCGATTATCCCTCCGCCCGGTATGACCGGGACCGGAAAAGATAAACAGGACCGGGCGGCAAGTACCTGAGCGGGAACGTGGTCCGGCTCCGATCAAAAAAAACGGGAGGCTGAATGCCTAAAACACACAACAATCTTTTTTGCGAAGTCATTGACTGGGAAAATTTGTACCAGGCGTTTCTGGCAGCCCGCAAGGTCAAACGGTACGCCTGGCCCACCCTGTCTTTTGCCGCGCACCTGGAAGAAAACCTGGTCAATATCCAGAATCATTTGATCTGGGAGAGCTGGCGGCCGGGGCGCTGGCATGAGTTTGTTGTTCATGAACCCAAGCGACGCCTGATCCAGGCACCTCCTTTTGCGGACCGGGTAGTCCACCACGCCCTGGTCAATGTCATCGGCCCCCTGTTTGAAAATAAGTTTGTCTTTGATTCCTATGCATGCCGGCAGGGCCGCGGATTCCACATGGCCTCCGATCGGGTGCAGCACTTTTTAAGAACCCAGACCCGTCAGCATGGCCGGGTGTATGTGATCAAGGCAGACATTGCAAAATATTTTCAGTCTGTGCGGCATGATGCGCTGATGGCCCTTATCAGCCGCACGATTTGCGACCCGCAGGTGCTGCAGCTGTGCCGCCGGATTATTTATCAGTCCGGCATGGACGGCCGCGGCATCCCGGTGGGCGCCCTTACCAGCCAGCTTTTTGCCAACATTTATCTGGATCAGCTGGATCATTATATAAAGGATGGTCTGGGAATCCGGTGCTATTGCAGGTATATGGATGATTTTATCATCATATCGCCTGATAAGGCCCGGCTCCGTGAGATCTTGTCCAAGATTGAATTTTTTTTTGAACCACCGGCTGATGTTGCAGCTGAACCCCAAAACAGCCATTTTCCCCAACGCACGGGGTGTCGATTTTTGCGGGTACCGCGTGTGGGCCACCCACCGGCTGCCCAGAAAGCGCATCGTTCGACGGGCCAGGCGGCAAATAATTTCAGCGGCCCGGCTTTGTTCCCAGGGCCAGCTGCCGATCGAGGTGTTGCGCCAGCGGATACAAAGTTTTTTAGGCTACATGAAACATTGCAACGGGCATCAAACAGTAACTAATATATTGCGGCAAGCTGCCGTGAGAAGGAGCGTGACATGCAGTTAGGAAACCACATTGAGCTGCCCGGCATCAGGGGCACAGCAAATCTGGTGTGTGACATCCCCGCACCCGAGACCAGCCGGAGAGTGAAAATCTATCTGGTGCCGGAAGCAATCAGCGCGGACCGGTATTATGTATCTGTTATCCCGGCCGGTGCCCTGGAGTCCGTGCCCCCTTCCCGGGCCAAAGACACGGTGCTGCTGGCGGATTTTTCCCAGGACGATGACGGGGAAGTGACCATTAATTTTATTCATGAGGAGATCAACAATGCCTGAGATTATTACCGGTGTAAAACCTGCGGCACCCATGACCAAGCTGGCTTTTTTGCGCCGGCTGACATTTGTTGAGCGCGTGGCCATCGAGGCCGCTGCCGACACGGACCCGGAGGTCCGGGCGGTCAAGCAGGCATTCATGATTGCAGAAGATATCAAGACCGATGACCCGGAGACAGTTATGGGGGTTGATTTGTATATTGCCAAAGGCTTGATTGATCCTGCCAGAAAAGCGGACATTTTGTCGGCTTGATCGGAGCGACCCAATGAAATCATATATTGCTTCCCTGGCCAGGACATTCAGACTCGATGACGCCAGTGTGCTGGCCGTCACTGCGGTTGCCACAGCTGTGGGCCAGATATGTGCCGGCATCATTCCTATTATCGCCCTGGCCGTTGCTGTGTATCAGATACGGATCCAGAAGATCCGGCTGAAAACAGAGCAGTACAAGCTCAAGGATGCGGAATGCGATTGCAGGGAAAAGCGGGAGAAAAACAATGACACCTGAAAATATCATCATACACCATAGCCTGACGAAAGACAGCAGGACCGTGTCCTGGGGCGCAATCAAAAACTATCACGTGAACGAGCTTGGATGGCGGGACATTGGATACCATTTCGGCATTGAAGACATTGACGGCCAGGTGCAGATCCTGACCGGGAGAATGATGGACGAAACCGGGGCGCATTGCTCCCAGGAGGGGATGAATCGGAAAAGTATCGGGATCTGCCTGGTGGGAAATTATGATTCAGACCCGGTGCCGCCGAAAATATGGCACCAGGCCGTCCGCCTGTCCGCCACCTTGTGCCGTATTTTCGGCATCCATGCCGACCGGGTGTATGGCCACCGCAGGTTTGCCGGGTATAAGTCCTGCCCCGGGAAAAATTTTGATATGGATCGATTCCGGGCGGATGTGGCATCGATCCTGGAAACGAAACGGAGGGTGTGATGATCGGATCTTTGTTCGGAAAACTGTTTGGAACAGAAAAAGCGCTGGCCGGTATTGTGGACGGTGCGACAAATGCCATAGACAAGCTGGTCTATACCCAGGAAGAACGGGCAGAGGACCGGGCAAAAGCGATCACTGAAGCCAGATCAATGGTGATCGCATGGATGGCGTCCACCCAGGGGCAGAATTTGGCCCGGCGGTTGATCGCCTTGATTGTCACCCTGGTCTGGATCACTCAGTATCTGTCCATGATGGTGTTGTCCGTGGTTGCTGTGTGGGTATCGGATCCGGAAAAATTTGTAACATCCGCGGATGTGATCGGCGGATACGCAGAAAACATGAACGGGGCAATGATGCTGATTTTAGGATTTTATTTTGCAGCGCCTTACATGGGAGACATGACCAAGTCTGCCCTGAACAAATTTTCAAAGCCTGCCGGCTGACTGTGTCCGCCCGGCAATGAACAATCAACCAATCAAAAGGAAAACAATCATGGATGAGAACAAAGTCACCCTGACCATTAACGGCACAAAGATCACATTCAACGTCACCCCGGAAAGCCATGAACGGCTCATCGATGAGATGCAGCCAAATTCCAAGGTTACGCCCATGCACAATTTTCTGGTGCGGTCCGTGAGCAAGGAATCCAAAGAGGACCTGACCCCGTTGCTGAAAAACCCGTCCACGGTGATCGAGATCGGTACGGCTGTGATCGAGGCCATTTCTCCTAAACTGAAAATCACCCTGGGGGAGTAGAAAGGGTTGCCGCGGGCATTGAAAAAAATGCCCTGTCCCAGATGGCAACCCTGGCCAGAAAATGGTTTCCGGACCGTGAGGTCACGACCCGGGCCATGGGGGAAGCGGTCTGGCTGGAAAAAGATTTCTGGGAAAAACAGCGGATCGCAGTCCAGCGCGGCATTGTGGAGGCGTTCTCAAAATAAAGGAACATAGCACATGGCAACCCAGCTTGAAAAATTGATGTTTTCCATCTCCCTGCTGGACCGGGTGTCCGGCCCGGCCGGGAAGATTCAGAGCAAGATGAGAAGCTTGTCTGATACAGCAAAAGATAGTTTTTCAAAAATTGCCGGTGGCGGGGCTGCTGCTGTGGCTGCCGGGTATTCGTTGAAACAGATGATTATGCCGGCGCATCAGATTAACCTGGCGCTGGGAGACGTGAAGAGCATGGGGGTGGCCCAGAAAGGGTTAGATACCTTGACAGATAAGGCTGCCCAGTTCTCAGTTAAATTTGGCGGTTCAGCAAAGGCATTTCTTTTATCATCTTACGACATTCAGTCAGGAATAGAAAATCTGTCAAGTAGCGATCTGGGGACATTCACCTATACGGGCGCGGTGCTGGCGAAAGCAACCAAGGCGTCTGAATCTGTCATGACCGATTATATGGGGACAATGTACAACTACTTTGAAAAGCAGGCAAAGCTTATGGGCAAAGAGTTGTGGGTGGAAACTATGGCCAGCCGGACGGCTCTGGCTGTAAATAAATATAAGACAGAAGGTAAAAAGTTTTCTGATTCTTTCAGGCTGCTGACCAACAAAGCGACAGAAATGGGAATATCTGAGTCAGAGCAGATGGCAGTCATCGGTCGTTTGCAAAATGTAACGCAAGGCGGAGAGTCAGGCACTGCTTATAAATCTTTTCTCAATAATATTGGGAGGGCCCAGGAAAAATTGGGGCTGAAATTTACAGATACCGTTGGAGAAATAATACCTTTGCCGGATATTCTTAATAAAATCAATGCAAAGTTCGGAGACCTTAAAAAAGTAGAAACCGGCGGGATTTTGAAAGAGGCATTTGGCACGGATGAGGCACTGAAGGTTATATACGGATTGATGGCGCAACGGGAACTATTGGCAGCGGACATCGGTGAGTTCAAAGCGACAAGAGGGTTGGACAGGGCGATGGAAATGGCGGCCGCGAGAACTGATTCTTTCCAAAGGCTTTTCCAGGGCTTTGAGGTAGTTAAATTGGGACTATTCGAAGGTCCGCTTGAAAGCCTGTATGCCTTTGTGAATAAGTTGGCAGATGGGGCTGGTTGGATTTATGAGTGGACCCAGAGATATCCAGGGTTTGCAAAGACGATAGGATATGGAATCGCCGGTATTTCCTCACTTGCCGGGGTGACAGGTGTGCTGGCAGTTGTTACCGGCACTGCACAATTAGCAACGATTGCATTTGGTAAGGGGACGTTTTTCCATAGCACTGTTCTGAAAGGGTATCATCTGGTATTAAAGGGGGTCACGCTCACCACCTGGCTTTATGGCCTGGCCGTCAAGGGTGTCACTGCTATTGTGGCGCTATTCAGGACCGGTATTCTGGCTGCCCGGGGTGCCATGGTGGCGTTGAAGGTGGCCATGATGGCAAACCCGGTGGGGGCGGTCTTGACCCTTGCTGCCGGGGCGGCCGCCGCCATCTATTACTGGGATGACCTCAAGGCCGCGTTCATGGACAGTGCCTGGGGCCAGGCCATTATGGGCGTGGTGGATACCGTCCTGGGCAGCCTGAAATCATTGTGGGAAATGATTACCAAAATTTTTGACAAGATCACGTCCATATCCGGTGCCTGGGGATGGATCAAGGGAAAAATCCCCGGCCTGGGTGATGACACGGATTTGGCGCCGGCATCGTCTCCGGCACTGAATGCACCCCGTCAGGGGGCATCAGCAACCGGCGGGGTCAGCAAAATGATTTCCAGTGCCGTGAACACCGACAACCGGCGGACCGAATCCCGGTCCGTGCACATCGGGCAGGTGGTGACATCGCGTCCCATCAATCCCCAGGAGATCGGAAACCAGCTGTGGCTGGCGGGCGGCTGACGCCGGGAAAGGAAAATAAATGACATTATACACAGACCTGCTCATCACCGATGACGACCTTGACCTGGACGTGGCCGGCAATCCGCTGCTGGTGGATGACCGGGATGTGATCGCCCAGGACCTGGTTCACATGATCCGGGAAAAAGGATTTTTGCCGCCTCTGGTGGGCAACCGGAACCGGGATCTGATCAACCGCACCCAGGTGGAAATCACCCTGGCCGTGGACAATGACACCCGGATTGTGCCGGGGTCGGCATACATTGAGGAGCCGGAACCCGGCACCTTTTACCTGGTGGCACAAACCATCAAATTTGGCCCGGTGGGCTTTTATCTGGGGGGATAATGACTGATCCGATTTATACACAGATGCTGGCAGATGCCGGCATACCGACCACTGAAACAGGGATCAAGGCCGAGTGGGATGCGATCAATGAGGCCCAGGATTTGCAGATTGCAAACAACTCTGCCTGGTCGCCTTTCTGGCGGCTGATCACGGCCATTGTGACCACCCCGGCCCTGTGGCTGGTTGACCTGCTGATCAACCATGCCCTGCCAAACGCATTTCTCAAACACGCCACCGGCATCTGGCTGGATCTGCTGGCCTGGGCCGTGGATGTGGAGCGCAAAGAGGCCACCAAAGCGTCCGGACATCTTCTGTTTTCAAGGGAAGATACTTCCGGTGAAGCAGTGGTGGAGACAGGGATACTCGTGGCCACACCGGCCATCAACGGGGTGGTGTACCGCCTGGTCACCACCGAAGAAACCACCCTGGCGGACGGGGAAGTCTCTGCCCTGGTGCCGGTGGAAGCAGAGCAGACCGGTACCGCGTACAATTTAGGGCCCGGATATTACACCGTGCTGCCGGAGCCGGTGGCCGGCATCGATGCGGTGACCAACGAGTCAGACTGGATATCGGTGGCCGGAGCGGACGAAGAATCCGACGAATCTTTACGCCTGCGCTGCAGGAACCAGTTTTCCGCTGTGGGCCAGTATCACCATGATGCGGCTTACCGGGCAGACATCTCCTTATTCGCCGGAATCCGGACAGATTATATATGGTTTGAGCATGGTGCCCCCAGGGGGCCGGGATCTGCCAACGCATATATAATGATTGACAGCGGCGCACCGACACAGACGTTCGTCGATGAAATCAACGCATATATCATTGACAACGGCCACCACGGGCACGGGGATGACATGCTGTGCATGGTCATGCCGGTCACGCCCGTGCCTCTGGCGGTGACCGTGTATCACAGCAGCCTGCTGACCGAAGACGAAAAAACAGCGCTCCAGTCCGGGGTCACCGACCGGATCCGGTATGCGTTCAGAGAAAACCAGGACTATGAAGACATGACCCGGACCATGCCGTTTTCCCGGTTTAGTTTTTCCAAACTGGCGGATGAACTGCATGATCAGTTGCCGGATCTTGTCAGTGTGGCGTTTTCATTATCCGACATTGTCAATGCCATGGAGATCCCCACCCTGGACACATTGACCGTGACCCTTGAGGAGGCCTGATGTCATCCCCTGTATTGCCTGAATTCAAACTGCCGGTATGGATGAACCAGGGAGAAGTGGCCAAACTGGCCGCGTCTGCCCGGGCATTTTTTTCCATGCTGGGTGACTGGGCTGCCTGGCCGGTGACACAGATGGACCCTTTAACCTGCGGGGTGCGGGTCCTGAATCTGATTGCCTGGCAGCGGGACATCACCCGGTTTGACACAGAACCGCTGGACCTGTTCCGGCTCCGTGTCAAATATGCGTATGCCAATGCCCGGGATGCCGGCAGCGTGGCCGGGTTCAAACGGATTTTTCAACGGTTGAGGATCGGGTACATTGAAGTCGAAGAGCGCATGGACGGCCAGGACTGGGATGTGATCGCCATCCGGGTGTCAGACGGCCAGCTGGCGGAAAACACCCCGCTGATGAACACATTGATTCAGCACTACGGCCGCACGTGCCGCCGGTACGGCTGGGTCACCATCACACAGATCAAAATGGAAATCCACCTGGTGGATTTTTCTAATGATTACGACACAACCAATGCAGTGTGGGAGGAATAATAAATGGGAAGCGTATTCACAACAGCCGGGCAGGCCAGAATCAACGAACTGATCGGTGACGAATCCAACCTGGTGATTGACCGCATGGTGCTGGCATTGATACCGGATCTGGATCCGGCTGACCCCATTGACCGGGGTCAACAGATGCCGGATCCGGGAGATATCGTCCACACTTATACCATCGATGAAGAACACAAGGGATATATCACCCCGGATCAGGTGGTCTACTCGATGCTGCTGGGCGCCGGGGTCGGGGATTTCTCATTCAACTGGATCGGGCTGGTCGAGGCGGTCACGGATACGGTCATCGCCATCACCACCACCCCGGAAATATCCAAATGGGCCACGGATCTGGCTACCAACACCACGGGCAACGCCATCACCCGGAACATGATGCTGTCATTCCAGGACGCCCAAGCCGTCACCGGGATCACGATCACGGCCGAGACCTGGCAGTTTGATTTTTCCGCAGAGTTCAACGCCCATACAAACATGGAGCTGGACCCGGCAGATGATGACGCAGTAAAAAACCGGCACCTGTCCAACGCCCAGGGCAAAAAATGGGAAGATCACGTGGATGACACGGTGCTGCATCGGTTTTTCCCCCAGGGCACCTCCATGCTGTTTGCCCAGGCATCTGCCCCAACCGGTTGGACCCAAAAAGCCGACTGGGCCAACGTGGCCGCGCTGCATGTGGGAAACAATTATGCCGAAGGCGGGGGAGACAGCCCGCGATCTTATACCACAGAGATCGGCATCGCCAACCACGACAACCATGCACATTCAGGCCCCAACCACAGGCACACCGGCCCACTGCATAGCCATGACATCATCGTGCCAAAAACAGGATGGGGGACATCAAGTCAGGTCGGGGACGGATACTTAGTCTCCCATAGATGGGATATTAGCAACGCCACAATATCTTCAAACAGAACCTTGACATCCAGTAACGCAGGCAACACCGTCACCGAATACAGCGGAACCGGCAATACCGGATCGGCCGGGGCAGCATCCCACAACATTGACCAAAGCACCTACACGCCCCGATTTGTTCAAGTCATTGCAGCGATAAAGGATTAAATTATGCCGAAAACACCTGTAAGACCCTGCATCAGAAATCTTGACCGGTTCAAAAAAACCGGGTGCCCGGAAAAATACTGGGATGGGCATTCCGGCTGCCCGGCGTGGAAGGAATACACCATCCCGGGAGAAGACGGGCAAAAGCCGCAGGTCATCAAAGATTGCATTGACTGCCTGTCCGAGCACTGGCAGTTTGAGGCGTTGCGCTTGCTGGAGGGAAACCAGCGTGCCACGGAAAGTTTTAGGAACGGGATGTGTGAACAAGGGCCGGACGGCCGGGTGTATCCCAAAGCGGATCTGGCCATGATCTCATTATTGAGTTCCGTAAAAAACAGGGCGGGCCGGCCCCATCGTCATGGCGATAACGGATTTATGATAGGAGAATAATCATGCTCCAGCTGGACAACTTCCGGGTCCCGGGTAAAAACCTGCTGGTCAGCGGCAACCTGGAGCTGAGAACAGAAGATATTGCCGGGGAGACCTCCGGTACCGATGCCGTGGAAAAAGGCATCAAGCCGAAAATCCTGCGGGTGGGGATATCCATTCCGTTTAAAACGCCCCAGGACATGACCGACCTGATCAATACCGCCGAGGCTGTGGGTGAAAATGGAGAGCGCAGGATCTATACCATCACCAACCGGACCGCCAACGCGGCCGGTATTCGCCAGGTGCGGTTTTTTGAGCACTTCAACTGGAACGAGGCGGAATCCATGCAGCTGTGGCAGGTATCGTTCACACTCCAGGAATATCTGAGCAACCCCGAGCGCGTGGAAAACCGGGAACCGGACCTGGTATCAGCCAACACCGATAATCTGACAGAATACCAGGTCCTGCTGGATCAGGCGGTCAATCTGCCGTCATAACCAGGTAACCCGGAGAAGCCAACCGCTATGAAACTTATCAAAACGCTGACAATCAACGGAACCAGCGTGGGCCTGGTCAAAGATCATGTTTTTCTTGACATTACCACCCCGGGACGGGCGGATTTTACTGTCAGAAGTGCCGCGCCGCTTTCCGGCATCGTCAACCTGGCCATTGCCGACGCGTCCCAGGGCCGGGCCCTGGATTTTTTCACCGGGTTCATTGCCCAGAGCCACACGGTGGACCGGGCCCAGCAGCGTATTTTCTGCCGGGAGCTGTCCGCAGTCCTGTGGGCATTGCTGCCGGTGTCCATCCGCAACGCTTCCATGACAGATATTCTCAACGTCTACGCCAGAAAAACCGGCCTGAAATTTTCCACACCGGCCCAGTCCTACGCCGCCACGCCCTGCCCCGTGTTCCAGAGCGTGGGCACCGGCATCCACGGGCTTGACGCTCTGGGCAAAGTGTTTGGCATAACAAACTACATCTGGCAGCAGCAGGGAGACGGCACCGTGTATGCGGGCGCCTGGGAACACAGCCGGTGGGCCGGCAAGCCGTTCACTGTGCCGGAGCGGTTTTTCCAGGACGTACAGCTGGACGGCACCAAAACCATGCAGGCAATCCCGGGGTTGCGCCCGGGGGTCCTGTTCAACGGGCAGTACATAACCAGCCTGCAACTCAAAGAACACTTCATGGTGGTGACATGCGAAAAGCAATTAAGCGCATTATTCTAAGGATGTTTCCGGAGCTGGCCGGCGGGTACCACCTGGACCGGTATGCCAGGATCGTCAAAATATCCGACCCGCCCGCAGCCGGATCCGCGTGTGACCGTTTCCGCCCATACTGGGCCGCGGACATCGAGATCCTTACACCCGAGGGCGAACCGGCCCAGGGTTTCCCCAAATATGAAGCCGTTCCCCTGCCCGTCCCGGGTGGCGGACAAAGCGCCGGCTTTTTCCTGTGGCCACGTCCCGGCACCATCGTCACGGTCCGGTGGATCGAAGGCCGCCCGGATCACCCGGTGATCCAGCATATCTATCCCATGGGCCTGACCCTCCCGGACGTGCCGGACAATATGGGCAAATGGCAGCAGCGCACCGGCGTCCACCAGGCCGTGGACCCCACCGGCAACTGGGAACGGACAACAGACAAAGATATCCAGGACACAGCCCAGAACATCAACCACTCTGCGGCCCAGGACATTGACCAGGCGGCCGGCGGCAACGCCAGCGAAACTGTGGGACAGACCAAATCCATTTCAGCCGGGCAGGCATTCACAGTCAACGCGCCCGTGGTTGAGATCGGCATGTCCGGCGGCCCCAGCCTGCTGCCCCTGATCACCTCCGCCCTGGCCGCCATCGAGCAGGCCCTGGACCTCCTTGCAGACCACACTCACCCGGGCGTGGGCGCCAGCGACGTATCCGCCGACGTTCACGACCACGCCGATACCGTCGGTACCGCACACACCGGAGTCACAACCCTCCAAAGCTAACCACCCGCCGGACCGCCGCAGGCACCGCTACCACCACATAAAAGCCCGGGGAAAATCCCCCGGGCTTTTCTTATTCCAGCGCGCATTCTTAAAAAAAGTGATCACAAGCCCGCCGGCCCACCCCTGAAAACCGCTCCAGCACAAAAAATCCCCAGCCCCAGAAAAAAAACACTCCTCCGCACCCTGCCTTCGATGGTTTTGAGTGCCTTTTTTGCAATTAAGGGGGTGGTGGCAATGCGGCTCATGAGCCCAGCCGGCGGGCGGTGCGATGCAGAAACGACCCTTGCAACGTTTGCAAGGTTTGGCGGATTTTTGCAATATGGGCGGATTTTTGGTTGCAACAGGAAAAAGGCCAAGGCCCTTGTTGGACAAAGGACCTGGTTGTTTTTTATTTTTTTTGTCTCACGGAAATATGCGCTGCCGGCGCTCCGGTGGCCACCCGGTTCGACCGGCAGCAGGCATCAGCGGATCACACCCGCACTGGGTGCTCTTCGGTTGTTTCGCGGCTGTAGCAGATCTCACAAAGGAACCAATTTCCTTTTGCAAGCGGACGGGACCCACAGCATGAGCACATCCGGATATTTTGAGATTTATTTTCCGCAACCCGGGGCTTTGAAACAAGGCGCGAGATGGCGCTCTGTGTGACATTGTAGAGTGCCGCCACATCGATCTGGCGCATACCTTCATCGAGCAGGTGTTTGATTTCATCGACCGGCAGGGTCTGTCTTGATTTTTGCAGCATGATATCTCTCCCTCTTTTTTCGGAAGGAACACAAAAAGCCCATTCCGTTGTTGAAAAGGGCCGATATCTGCCGGGGTGAGATGATTAGAACGTATATAAAAACCGGATAGTTGTCAACAAATAGGGCCGGTTATTTGAACTTTTCCCAATACGCGGTCAGGTTTGATTTCAGAGTGGGGGTTGAAACGGTGCACCGGCTTTTATGGCGGCTTTGATAAAATCATACTCCCCGACGATATGCGTCTGACATTTTTTATCCGTGTCTATTCGATATCGAACCGCTTCAATTTTTCTTCCATACGTTGAATAAACCCAGGCAGGTGACGATTGAGCGCCGATCACAAGGTAATCAAGATCTTTCACTGGTGCAGCACACGGCACCGCGCCGATAGACTCAATTTTCTGGCAGATGTCTTTGCGTCTCCCAGATGCGGCCGGGCCCGTGAAACAGAACAACCTGCCTTTGAAAATTATTTCAGGATTCTTTTCACACAAAGATGCGACAGGTTTGAATACCGGGCACGGGGAAAACATGTGCCGGTTCATCCAATATTCCTGATCGTTAATCACCGGATCTTTGATCACATGCTCTGCAAAATCATTGAAAAATATGTGAAGTCTCTGGTGTTCTTCTTTATCTATCCGGCCATCCTTCATGATATCATCTATAAGTTTCTTTAATTCATTGATCGGCCACCAGTTATGAAGTGGTTCATAATCAAGCAGCCATTCTTTCAATCCTTCGAGTTCGTTCTCCTTGATGACCTGGTCACACATAATTCCCGAAAAAATCCCATGCAGCCGGCGCACCACCTGGGTGTAATCCCCAAGGAACCCATGCTCATTCAACACATCGGAACACCACTCCAGCAAATCTTCTCTTTCCTGATCATCAACAATTCCGTCTTCAAGAATTTCATTGAGAAGCATGTCCAATTCCTTGAATGGCTCAAACTCATTCAGCAATTCGTGAGTTTCCATCCAATTTTTGACCGCGATGATTTCTTTGTCATTGATATGGCAGTTTATCGAAATGCCACTGATAATTCCGTACAATCTTTCTATGGATTTTTTGATATAATTTCTTGTAGCGACGGACATAAGCACTCCAGATTTGAATATTTGAATTGGTATGATTATGGCTATTTCGTGAATCTTACTTCTACCCGGTAGCTATCACCTCCTTTAATCATCTAACTTTGTTGCTATGGGTGACAATCACGGTGCCGGTGAAATTTTCAAAAAAAAAAGAAGATCTTACCGGTCGGTTGCCTCCTGTTTTGCTTCCCCCTCCGCCATTGTTCCCTGATTATGTTCTATGTCCTTGCAACTTTTTGCCGGCTGGCCTTTCATGATCCGGGCGCTTTCGTGGGCGCCTGCAATGTAGGCGTCCACCCGGTCAAAGACCGCCTGGTTTATTTTTTCCAGCTCGATCAGCCGCTGGTTTATTACCAGGCCCCTGAGCGGATCGCGGAATTCTCTGACCAGGTCCTGGTGTTGGCGGGTAGCATTTTGATGGTTCTCCGTTGGTTCAGATCCTACCATGTTCCCTTTGCCGGTTAAAAGCCAGATTTCATTCACTTTGCACGTAAGTGCAATTTTATTCACCGTCATCAGAGTGACAGAAGATGCATCCTTTTCATATTTTTTTATACTTCTGACAGAAACTCCAACAGCCTCAGAAAGTTGTGGCTGAGTAAGACCTGCATGAAGCCTTGCTTTTTTTAAACGCCATTCGATTTCTGCCATAAAAAAATACCTTCTGTGAAAAAAAAATCACTTTTTTAGTTGACATGGTGCTGAACAATGCACTATAAGTGCACTTAACGTCACGTTAATTTTACAAACCCCCAACAAAAGGAGAACAACATGCAACCCCAAACCCAAACAACCCCGATGACCCCGGATGAAATCAAGCAGGGTCTTATGGCCGCCGGCGTGCCCCAGGCGGAGATTGCCCGCCGGTGCGAAGTGTCCCGGGTCATGGTCAACAGCGTGGTGCACGGCCGGGCCGTGAGCCAGCGCGTCATGTCTGAGATTGCCGGCGCCCTGGGCAAAGATCCGGAACAGGTGTTCGAGATCCGGCCGAAACCGAAACCGGAACCGGTCCGGAACTGCCCGGACTGTCCCCTGGTCTGCAAAGTTAACCAGTAAACCCTTATCACATTAACATTTATTTAAAAAGGAGTTTTATCATGATTCAGACCCAACCCAACACGACCATCACCCAGTTTCCCCACACCCCGAAGTTTGACCAGGCCGGCGCGGCCGGTATCGATGCGGAAGCATACGCCCCCTTGTGGCTGCCCGATTTCATGACCGCGTTCGGATACCCCGGACTGGCGGCCCTGTCCTGGACCATGTGCAGCCTGATGGTAAACGATATCCGGGAGCAACAGAAATCGTTTCCATTCCTGGAAATCACCGGGCGGCCGGAATCCGGGAAAACCGTCCTGGTCAACTTTTTGTGGAAGCTGCTGGGATATGCTGAAGGCGAATGGAAAAACGCTGCTGTCTTGACCCGGCAGCAGCTCAAGGACCACGTCATGGATCTGGACAGCATGCCGTTGGTTTTTTTCAAGGACCCGCAACGGGTGGACTTTAATTTTGAAGACTGGAAGCCGATTTACAACGGCCGGGGTACCGGTACCATGGGCGTTGCATGCAGGCGGCCGGGGAATGACGATACAGAACATCTTTTCAAAGGCACCCTGATGATTGCCGGGGATAAAAAAACACTTGGATCGATCCCTTTTTATGAGCGGGTGATCCATTGCCGGCTGCCCCGGTGCCAGTACCGGGGTACCCTGGCATTTCTGGAGGACCTGACCCGGGATGAGCTGGGCGGTTTTATCCTGCATGCCCTGCGGCAAAAAGATCTGATCTTGGCCGCATACATGGATGTGTACAACGAAATGTGCACGGGCGGCCTGATGCACAATTATGGGGTGGAGCATGAACGGGTCTGCAAAACCCACACCCAGATGGTGGCGGCCGGGTATGCGCTGCGCATCCTTTTCCCTGAACTCGATGAGGACACCCTGTTTCTTTACACCCGATACCTGGCGGGCCGGGCTATTGTGTGTGAGGATCAATGCCAGTTCTAATCGACGCAGGAAACGGGCGCGGTGACCGGCCGCGCCCGTCTGCACTACTTCCGGTGCCGAACCATGGCGTTGACTGTTTCAAATACCTCTTCCGCCATTTTGGGAGCGTCTTCAAAATGGATATCGGTTGCATTAAACATGCAAATGTTGAATTTGACTTCAGATTTTGGCGTGGCGTACATGCGCTTGATTTCTTTAAAATCTGCAAGCAGCTCATCCCGGTTTCGCTCCAGGGCATCCTGGCCGGCTTCGTCATAGCTGCCACTATTCCAGGACACTTCCGCCAGGCCGTTTTTGTGCTTGAAGATGATCACGCACGGAATCTTTTTTTCCAGGCAATGTTCTTCCCAGCCTACCTGAGCCGGTTTGTTTGCCCGGGTCATTGTCGCAAATTTTTCCATGTGTCCGCTCCTTGTGGTTGTTTGTTAATGCTTCGGAACCGGTTTTACTTAACACCTTTTTTCATTTCACTTCAACCTATTATTATTTTTGCCTGTTTTCTTTTTCATGAAAAACAGGATTCACGGAGGTTATTTCATGTACACGGATAATCAAATCGATGTGCTTGGCATTGTCCAGACTACTGTCAAACGTCATGGGGTCAAGGCCCTGGCTGACCGGCTGGCGGTCCGGCCCCAAACCCTTTATGCCGATGTGGACCCCAACTCCATCGGCCGGCGCACCAACAAGCTGGGGCTTTTGGACTGGCTGGTGGTGCTGGAAGAAACCGGGGATCTGTCCAGCCTGTGCGCGGTCAACCAGGCGTTCGACCGCATCACCCTGCCGGTGCCCAGGCCGGCGGAAGAACTGACCGACAAAAGCTGGGTGGCGTTTTGTGCCACCATTGCCAAGGAATCCGGCGAAGCGGTTGCCCGCCTGGCCGATGCCATTTTGGACGGACACATGGGTGATGGCGAGCTGGAGCGATGTGAAAAAGAAACCTGGGATGCGCTGGAAGCGTTTGCCGGGTTGTACCTGGCCATCCAGAACTGCAAGGACCACCGGCAAAACCGGGGATAACCCCGGGCCGTGGACACGGCCGGTATCTGCCGGGGTGAGATCCGCACAGATACCGGCCTGAACCAACTGCCTGTATTATACAGGCAGTTGAAGACAAACCCACATACATTATATGGAGGATATATGAATACTTCAACCGCAAACCAGGCGGCAAAAATCAATCGTATTGTGTTTGACACGGATGAACTGAACCTGATCCAGCAGAATGAAGACTTTTTTGTGCCGTTGAAACCCATCTGCGCGGCCCTGAATCTGGACTGGGAATCCAATCGGCAGCTCATTGAAAGGGATACTGTTTTGTCCTCAGTTGCCTGTCCCATACAGGCAACTGGAACCGATAATAAACAATATAAAATGTTCTGCCTGCCCCTTTCCTACCTCAACGGATGGCTGTTCAAACTCAACCCGTCCCGGTACGAAGGTGACCGCCGGGACAAAATCATCCGGTACCAGAAAGAATGTTATCAAGTCCTTTACCGGCACTTTTTCCCGCACACCCACAAGCAGTCTGACCGGCTTAAAAACGAGTTCAAGGCCAACCGGCTGGAAATCAATTTCAGGAAAAGCGTGTTTGCCCTCAAAGAACAGGCGGAAAAAGAAGCAGACCGGATTTTCAAAGGCGGCGGCACCATCCGGGATCTGGATGACTGCCCGCAGCTACAGGCAAAAACCCTGGAGATTCTTGAGAAGATGAACCAGGAAAGCCTGTTTCCGGAACACACCACAGAATCCGGCACCACTCAATCACCCAGATAACCGGAGGCACCATGCCACAACCTGATACCACCACCGACACAGCCCGGGCCAATGAAATTGTCCGGGGCCTGCTGGCAGATTCCCGGTTTCAGTTCAATGAAAAAGGCGGATATCTGCGCGGCGGGATCTGTCCGGACTGCGGGAAAAAAGAACTGTACGTGAGAAAGTCCGCGCCCTGGCGGATTGCCTGCGGCCGGGAGAACAAATGCGGGTCCAGCTTCACGGCCAAGGATCTTTTGCCGCATCTGTTTGAAAACTATGCCAAGCGGTTCCCGGCCACACCGGAAAACCCCAAAGCCACGGCCGATGCATACATGGTTGAAGACCGCGGATTTATGCTGTCCAAATGCCAGATGTTTTATGACCAGGAGGGACACCAGCTGAACGGATCCGGGGAAATGGTTCCCACGGCCCGGTTTTACCTGGACCCGGAGCGGACACGGTTCTGGGAACGGCTTATCGGCAAAACCAAGGCGGACGGCCAGAAAGCCCATGTGGGCGGCAAACGCAAACCGGACGGGTCCCTGTTCAAAGGGGATGCCTGGACACCGCCGAACCAGAAGCTGAAAAAAGGAGATACCTGTTTTATCACAGAGGGGATTTTCCACGCCATCGCC